CACCCGTAAAAAATAGAGAAGAGCCTGCGGGCGGGTCCCACCCCAAGATTCATGGACCATGGTAAGTGCTTGTGGGCGGGTCCCACCCGAAGAAAAAAAGAAAAATTCCAGGATCTCGTGCCTGTGGTCTGCAGCTTTTCGTGCCTGTAGCCTGATTATTTATTTTTGGGGGATGGAGCTCGGCCAGATCTGGCCGAGCTCCTGGAGGAACTCTGTTTAATTAAGCGCTTTGTCTTATTTCTTCATTCAGTATATCATCACAAATATGCTTCGCTATTTCCTGGAAGTTTACTTCTCGGATGCTAGCACTTAATACATCAGAATAGAAACTAGGTTTCAATTCTGGCATATTTTCAAGAGTGTATTCTTTAAGCCAATCAGCAAAAGCAGATTCAGCTTTGCTGAATTTTTCCAGCTCCGTTGCTGCATCTTCAATATGATTGCCTTCGTATTTTTTTATTAAAGATTTAGCTTTGTCTTGAACCGTGTTGTATGTGCCTTGATCATTATCAAGCCATAGTTTCAGGTTCCAGGTTTCGTAATTATACCAACCGTTGTATTCTAGTTTTTGCATTTTTTCCTCCTTTCGTGATTCTATTGTATTAAATCATTATGGCGGAACTGTGACCAGGATCTATATTTATTTTAACAATACACGTATAAAGTGATTGACTTATGGGAATTTATAGGATATAATTGGTCGGTGGCTGGGGATGGCGGAGGAGAGAGAAGAGCCTGAGGGCGGGACCCACCCACGCGCTGCGCGCGCCCTGGAGCTCGGATCGTGAGGAGTGCATGTGGGCGGGACCCACCCATATATAAAAAAATAAATTTTCCTGGTTGCCTTAATCTTGCCACATTGTTACTGTATAATCCTACACTAATGAAAGGAATAAAAATGAAAAAAATAAGAAGTAAACATAATAACTTGTTAAATTATTTCATATGTAATCGTGAAGATTTATCAAAAGAATATGTAAGAAAATCTGAAAAGTTCTTAAAAGAAATTTCAGATAAATTAAAAAAAGAAAAGGAGGAAAGCAAAAATGGGATATACTAACTATTGGTATCAAACAAAGGCTTTTACAGATAAAGAATGGAAATCAGTAAAAGATGAATATAACTACATCAAAGACGTTTGTAATGGGATCATTGTAGATGAAACAAAGGATGAAAATGAAATCATCTTTAATGGTAATCCAATTGGAGATCTATGCCATGAAACGTTTGTTCTTACTAAAAATCCAAGAACAAAAAAACGTTATGATGAAGAAGATCTATCATTTAACTTTTGTAAAACAGCAGAAAAGCCGTATGATGTTGCAGTATGGCATATGTTATTTTTTGCTAAAAATAAAACAAAAGCATTGAGCGAAATTAGTAGAGACCGATAGAGCTCAACATAATTGTGCCATAATTTTATGGCACAATTACAGAATAAAGGAGAAATAAAAATGATGAAAAAAAAGAAAGCAACCAAAAGACTTCTAAAATGGATAGAAGAAAACAAAACAAGAAAGAAGGAGATCCGAGACTATAAGAAGTATATTATCCCATTCTTTGAGAAAGGATATACTATTACTGATATGTTCCGAATCAAGAATATGGCACGACATATAGTGTCAAGTAAATAGTTAACTCCGAGCTCACTTTTTACGTGTGTGTTGCAGAAATGTCACACACGTGAGAAGTGCATGTGGGCGGGTCCCACCCTGGCGGGGAGAGAGTGAGAAGTGCTTGTGGGCGGGTCCCACCCAAAGAAAAAAAGAAAAAGAAAAAACCAGGGCGGCTTTCGCCGCCCTGGTTCGTGGGGATTAATTAAATTTTTTGTGATATTTTGTGAAATGTTTAATGCAATTTTCTTTGCTTAAAATTGTGTCCAGTTTAGCTTGCATCAAAGGACATTTCTCATCGTGGTTAAATCCGTAGATCGCATGAACTAATTCATGAAATACTACGTTTCTTAATACTCTTTCCCCCATATTGATCGCAGCTTTAGTTATCCAAACCTTACGATCTTTTAGAGCAGCCTGACCCAGTAAAGCTCTACTATGTCTAGCTTCTCCTATTCTAACCTCAACTCTTGGAAGTCTAAGATGACGCAACTCATAAATATGATTAATTACTTTTCTTCTTAATTTATAAACATCATCAGACATCTTAAAGTTTTTTATGTCTTTAGTTTGCATATGTTTTGCTTTCATGAAAACTATTATATACCAGGCATAAGGCAAGAATAAGGCAGGACTCACCTTTTACGTGAGGAGTGCATGTGGGCGGGACCCACCCTTATGGGAGAGAGAGAAGTGAGAAGTGCATGTGGGCGGGACCCACCCGTAGAACAAAAAAAAATAGAGGTACCACATCGATTCTCAAAATTGAACGATTGACAAAGGTCAATACCCCTTTAAAAAATAGGGTTCCTTAAGTATACCCCTTTATTGCTAGATTTTTACAGTCAAATAGGCTAAAACCATTTTGGTACCATATTAAACATATGCATATAGACTTAGAAAAAATTAATAAACTTCCTCCAGACGTTCGTAAAAAATGGAAAATCAATGCAATTAAGAGCTTCCGAAAGAAAAAGGAGTCTCATATCAAATCTGATTTTCTATCGTTTGTAAAACATATATGGCCAGAATTCATTGAAGGTTACCATCATAAAATCATCGCAGAAAAATTTAATAATTTAGCAACAGGAAAAATCAATCGTTTAATTGTAAATATGCCACCAAGGCATACCAAGTCTGAATTTGCATCTTATTTATTACCTGCGTGGATGATGGGTAATTATCCTAAACTTAAAATCATTCAAGCTACTCACACCGCAGAACTTGCTGTGAGATTCGGTCGTAAGACTAAAAATTTAATTGATAGTGAAGAATATAAAAATCTCTTTGATATATCCCTGCAGCAGGATTCAAAAGCCGCGGGTCGTTGGGAAACAAACCAAGGCGGTGAATATTTCGCTGTGGGTGTTGAAGGAGCGGTTACAGGCCGTGGTGCGGATCTCTTGATTATTGATGACCCCCACTCGGAACAAGACGCACAGTCCAAGGAAGGGAAAGCCTACGATAAAGCCTATGAATGGTATCAAGCAGGACCCAGACAACGTTTACAACCAGGCGGTAAGATTGTTTTAGTAATGACACGGTGGTCAAAGAAAGATTTAACAGCACAACTTTTAAAAGCACAGATGGAATCGTCTAAAGGAGATAAATGGGATATGGTTGAATTTCCAGCCATCATGCCATCAGGTAAACCTGTCTGGCCAGAATTTTGGGGATTAGAAGAATTAGAAAAACAAAAGGCATCGTTAGATGTTTCTAAATGGTCAGCTCAATGGATGCAGAATCCTGTAGCAGAAGAAGGAGCGATTATTAAACGAGAATGGTGGCAGAAGTATGAGGAGAAAATTTCTCCAACCTTTCATTTCATTATTCAAAGTTACGACACGGCTTATTCGAAACGAGAAACAGCGGATTATTCAGCCATTACCACATGGGGTATTTTTTATCCAACCGAAGATCCTAAAAATCCTCATATTATGTTGATTGCTGCTGAAAAAGGCAGATGGGATTTTCCTGAACTAAAATCGGTGGCTCATGATCTTTATGAAAAGTGGCGACCGAACATTTGCATCATTGAGGCGAAAGCCACAGGGCAGCCCTTGATTGACGAACTACGAACCACGAACATTCCTGTCCAAGCTTTTATTCCTGGAAAGAATACCGACAAGCATTCAAGAGTGCATATTTGCTCTTCCATTTTCCACGATAAAAAGGTACATTACCCCTCAAACGAAGCGTTCGCTGACGATGTTATCGAAGAGTGTGCTTCGTTTCCTTTCGGGTCTAATGATGACTATGTGGATAGTACCACACAGGCGTTGATGCGCTTTAGACAAGGAGGGTTTATTAAACTAGATATGGACTTTGAGGATGAACCTAAACTCAAGAAAAAATACGAATATTATTAATGCTCAAACGAATAATATTCTTAATTATTTTAATTAGTATGCCAGTAGACAAAGCAATTACTTCAGAAGATTTTGATAGAAATGAAATGGACTTAGATGTCTATTCTGACTATTTAAAAGAATGGGAAGGCTTTAGTGGAAAAGCTTATAAACCCGTAGAAAGTGAAGAACACTACACGATTGGTTATGGGCATTATGGCTCGGATGTAAAACCTGATGATGTGATGACGGAAGGGGCGGCTTTAAGTTTATTAAGAGATGATATTAACGACCGTCTACCTGAAATTAAGAAACGCTTTAAAAATTTTGAAACTATGCCGATTGATTTAAAAAAGAATATTGTGAGCTCTTGGTTTAGAGGATCTTTATCAGGAAGTCCAAAAACGATTGAATTAATTAATCAAGGTAAATATAAGGAAGCTTCTGAAGAGTTCTTGAATAATGAAGAATACAAGAATGCAGCAGAATTAGGAAAACCAGGAATTATTAAAAGAATGGATGCTACTTCTAAAGCATTATTTGATTTTGGAGATTCACTTGAAAAACAATAAGAAACCTTATATGGATAAGGCATTGGAGAAATAAATGGCAGAAATTGACAAAACGCTTCCAAACGTGAAGCAGAAGATAGAAATTGCAGGACCC